CAAAAATACTTTAATTTAGCAGATAATAGTTCTATTTATATTGTAAATGTTTCTACTAATAAAGACCAAGCTAAAAAAGTAGTTTTTGGAGAGATTAAAAATAGAATTGACCAAAGTCCTTGGTTTAAGTATTTTCATAGCCCGAGTAATGAGATAAAATCAGAATTAAGATTTGACAAAAGAATTTCAATTTTTCCATTGGGTTCAAATGAAGCCGCACCATTAGGTTTTAATATTTTTGCTGGGATTATTGATGAAGCTTCATTTCATATTAGAACAAAAACAAAAGATTATGCAGAAGCCACACATAATCAGATGATAAAACGTATAAAAAGTCGTTTTATTGATAAAGGGATGATGTTTGTTATTACTTCTCCAAGATTTGTTTATGATTTTGCTGAGAAAAAATTTGAAGAAGATAAAAGTCCTAGATTATATAAGAAGCGTTTAGCTACTTGGGAAGGAATACCATTAGAGTTATTTTCAGGAGAAATATTTGATTTAGGAGAGTTTTTTCCTGAACATAAAGGTAGAAAAGTTCCAAAAGAATATTATGAAGATTTTAAAAAAAATCCAGACTTAGCAATGCGAGATTTAGGAGGTGTTCCAAATTTAGCTATTCAAGCATATTTTAAAGATAGTAATATTCTAGTTAGAAATGCGGATAAGAGAAGAATTAGTCCTATTGCTATACCAGAAACAAATAAATTGGCAGATTGGTTTAAAGCAAAAGATATAGAACCTAGATTTATTCATCTTGATTTGGCTTTAGGAAAAGAATCGGGAGATGTAGCAGGATTTGCAATGGGAAAATTTGATGGTTGGATAGAAGTAACTAATAGACTAACTAAGAGAGTTGAACGCCGACCAAGAGTTTATATAGATTTAATGCACGCCTTCGCAGCAAAACCAGGAAAAGAAATTAACTTTAGTGATATTAGAGATTTCATTTATGGCTTGAAAAAAAGAGGATTTAATATTAAAAAAATTAGTGCTGATTCTTGGCAATGTCTGCGAACTGGAACTAAAATTCCTTTATTTTCAGGGGAAGAAAAGGAAATACAAAATTTAAAACAAGGAGATTGTGTGTATAGTATGAAAGAAAATGGTAAAATTACTTATGGTAAAATAAAAAATGTGTGGAGTTCAGGTAAAAAAGAAATATTTAGAATAATACTTGATAATGGTAAGTGTATTGATTGTTCTGATAATCATCCTTTTATGATGAGAAGTGGTAATTTTGTAGAGGTAAAAAATTTAAAAGTTGGGGATAGTTTAATGTCTTTATACAGAATTATTAGTAATAGAATAAAAAATGGTTTTGAGGGGTATGAAATGATAAAACAAATAAATAATAAAAAAGGATTAAAATGGGAATTTTCACATAGAATATCTATGAGAGAAAAAAAAGAGATAGAGAGAGGAAAAGTTATACATCATAAGAATGGAAATAAATTAAATAATTCTCCTGAAAATTTAGAAAGTTTATCCTATAGTGAACACGGAAAAAAACATAAGAAACAAGCAATGAAATATATTGCTTATGCAAGAGAGTGTTTAGAAAAAAATCCAGAAGCTAAGGGAAGACGAGATAGAGCTCTTTCAAAATTAGGAAAAATTATGGGAATTAAAAATCAAGAAAAATTAAGAATAGCTAATAAAAAAAGATGGCAAGATAAAGAAAATCATAAAAAGATATCAGAGTTTATTTCAAGAAGAAATAGTATTAATAATTATAGAAAAGGCTATAAAGTTCCCGAAGAACAATTAAAAAAAATGAGGGATGTTATGCTTGATAAATGGCAAGACAAAGAATTTATAAAAAAAATGAAAATGAGAGATACTGCTCATTTTGGAAAAGATAACTGGAAATATGATTCTTCTCTATCTTTTGAAGATTTACTAAAATATTCAGATAAATCTCAAAAAGAAGTTTGTGCTATTTTTAAATGTTCGCCTAGTAAAATAAAAGTTAGATTAAATCAAAAGGGAATACAAAAATGGTCAGATTTAAAAAAGAATAATCATAAAATTGTAAAAATAGAAAAATTAGGAGTAACAGATGCTGTTTGGGATATTGAAATAGAAAATCATCACAATTTTGCCTTGTCTTCAGGAGTATTTGTTCATAACTCGAAAGACACGCTTCAAATCTTACATAATTCAGGATATCAAACAATGACTTTATCTGTTGATAGAAATATAGAAGCATATACTTATTTAAAAGAAGCAATTTTAGAAAATAGGATAAATTATTATGTCCATCCGATATTTATAAAAGAATGTAGATATTTAGAATTAATAGAAGGTAAAAAAATTGACCATCCGCAAGGAATGTCAAAAGATGTAGCAGATAGTGTAGCGGGCGTTTGTTGGCATTGTAACAAGTCTGTAGGAGGATTAGGAGTAGTAATAACAGGAGGACGAGATGAGCAGAGAACCGCCAGACAAAGATAAAAGATAGATTATTTAAAAGGTGAGATAATTGACTTCTTTACTTTCGTGAGGGGGGTAAACAGTTAATTATCTCCCGTTTCAAATAATTTATTAAATAATAAAATTATGAAAAAGAAATCATTTCTTAAAAAATTGGTATTAGGAACAGTTAAGAAGGATATTCAAGAGTTAATAGATAATAATGTTGATAAGGAAAAAGTTAAATGGGCAGAAGAAACAGTAAAAGAGTTAACAAAGAGTAATTATTCTTTAGGGCGTATAAATGATTATGTTTCATCAGCTACGGGTGGAAAATTTAAAGCTGCTGAATTAGATAATGGTAAAAGTTGGGGTTTAATTTATAATATTTTTTCAGAAGCACCTGGTTCAACCCAATGTGCAGATAGAATTAGGTCTGCTGTTACAGGTGCGGGATATTTATTACAACCTACTATAGGAGGAACTAAGGATAAGAAAGAGTTAAAGAAGCTTATAGAATTTTTTGATGCTCCTAATGAAGATAATACTATTGAAGAGATTGTTCAAAATATAGTAACTAATTATTATGCTTTTGGCAATGGTTATCTTGAAAAGGTTTATCTAAATAGTAAAAAAGGTGAAGAAAAAAAAGGTGAAGTAGCACAAATTTATACTTTACCAAGCGAAGCAATGAAGATTTTGGTAAATGCAGAAAAAAGAAAAGCAGGAATAAATATTCCTATTGGTTACGAACAATTTGTTCCTTTTGCTTCAGGAGCAAAGAAAGAAGATAAAACTATTACTTATGCACTTGATGAGGTAATGCACTTTAAACGACCAGATGCTAGAGGTAGATTGTATGGTAGAGCTATTTTTGAGGATAATCAATCGGTATTACAATTAATTTTACAGTCTTTAATCTATAATATTAAAACCTTTGAAAATTCAGGAAAACCACCACTAAAGATTAGATTGCCTGAAGGAACAAGTGAAACAGAGGCTATTGAATTTAGTCATTTCTTTGAAAAGAATTTTCAAGGTATGCACAATGCGGGGAAGGCTTTAATTCTTTATAATAATGCAGATGCTTCTGCTTTAGGACTAACACCACAAGATATTCAATACTTACAATTATTATTATTTGGTTTAAAGCAAGTAGCGGGTATGTATGGAGTTCCAATGACTATGATTAGTCAACCCGAAGGAAGTAATAGAGCTACCAGTTATGAAGAAGTAAAAAGTTTTTATCAAAGAGTTAGTCAGCCATTAAGAAATTATATTTGTAATAAAATAACGAAAGATTTAATTATTGATTCTTTTAATATTAAAAATTGGCGATTAGACTTTCAAGATATTGATTTAGAAGATAGTACTAAAAGAGTTGAAGAAGCTAGTAAATCATTTATGTATGGAACAAGAAATTGGAATGAAGCTAGAAAGAGAATGGGTCTTGAGGCTGGTTCTGAAACTTGGATGGATGAATTCTTTGTTGTTCATAATGGTATAGCTACTCCTTTAAAAGATTTTGGTAGTGGAAAAGCTAAAACACAGACAGATAGACAAAAAGAAAAAGAAACTAAAAAAACAATTGAAAAAGCAGAGACATCAAAAGAAGCTAAAAAATTAGCTAAAAAAGAAAATGAAGCTATGAACAAAGGAGAAATTATTGATGCTGAAAAAAGACATCATCATAAAACTCATATTGAGGAGCATAAAAAAGTAATTTATACTACTAAAGAAAAATATAGAGCAAGCTTAAGATTACATATATATGCACACGAAGATTTATTGTTTGAACAAGATGAAGAGGGTAATTATGGAACAGTAAGCGGAAAAGATAAAAAAGAAAAAAAATAAATATGTATTATTCATTATCATACATTGAAGAAGAGAAAAAGGCTTTTGAAAATATAGGTAAATCAGAGCTTTATTCAAGAAAAACTATAAGGGAACTTCTTAAAATTGAAGGTAAATTTATTATTGATATTTCTGATAAATTCTTTCTGGAGCAATTAAATAGTTTTCCTTATGGTGTTATTCGTGATTTTTTAAGTGTATATCCCAAGTTAGATACTACTTTAAAAACGCGGTATAGAATAGAAAAAGAGTTTTTATTAAGGTCTTTAGATAATGAGGCATATTTATTAGGAGCTAAAGATGCTGATATTATGTTATTTAATGAGTATTATTTAGATGGATATGAAATTGGTGGGACGACAGGACTGGGTGATATTAAAAATGCTTTGGGTAGTGGTGGAAAGAATATGCAAAAATTAGGAGAAAAAATAAAAACAACTTTTGGTTTAACAGACCCAGTCGTAAGAAATAAATTAAAATGGGAAGCGGGGCGTAGAATAACTAGAATAAATGAAACTACTCGTAGATTAGTTGTTAATACTTTAATTGGTGCTTATGATAGTGGAAGTGGTTATGATGGAATGAAAAAAGATTTAAAAAATTTATTTGAAGGTTGGAAAGTTCCAAAATCTGGACAATGGTTTACTAATAAAAGAGCAGAAATAATAGCAAGAACTGAATTAGGACAGGCAGTATCTTGGGCAAGAGAAGAAAGCTATGCTCGGAGAGATGTTAAGAGAAAATCTTGGTTAGCAGGACCCAAAGCTTGTGATGCTTGTATTCTTGCCGTTTCTGATGGAATAATTCCTTTTTTAGAGGTCTTTAGCAATGGATTTTCAGGTCCTTTAGCACATCCTAGTTGTCTTTGTTGTTTATTACCAGAAGTAGAAATACAAGATTATTTACAAGGATATTCTTGGCACGGAGAGGCACAAAATGATGTTCATACCCAAAGTTAATATTTAACTTTATATATAATAAGATAAATTTATGAGTGAAGAAAAAGAAATAACAACGCGGGATATTAGATTGTTAATGTTTGGGCTTGACCCAATAACAAGAAAAAATCTACTTAGTTTTACTAAAAATAAATCACCTAAAGAAGCATACGGTTTTATCAATAATTTTAAAAGGGTTAAGGGCCTAGATACTAAAAAAGGTATAGGTAAATATATTGATAAAAGAAGCGGGGGTTGTAAAGGCTGTAAAGATAAAAATAATTAAATTATAAAATTATGCCATTATATAAATTAAAATGTGAAAATTGCGGTAAAATTGAAGATTATTTTGTTGGAAAGGTTTTAAATTCAGGAGAATTGGAGCAAAAAGAATGTAGAAAATGTGGTAAAAAAATGTTGATAAAAATTCCGCAACCAATTAATAGTGCTAATTTTACTAATAATAGTAGCCGAAGGTCTTTAAAGACTAGAACAGGAGTAGGAGAAATTCAATTTGCTCCTGGAGCTAAAAAAATTATAGATGACGCTAATAAAGGATAAATATATGTATATATTAGAAGATTTAATAAATTTCCTAGTAAACATTAGTTGGAAATGGTGGTTAACAATAGTGCTTCTCATAGTCTTTGGTTACTGGGTTAATAAAACAAAATGAAAATTTTATTATTTAATGCTATTTGGTGTAAAGATTGTAAGACAATGAAACCTTTGTGGAGAAATCTTAGATTAGAAAATCCTGGAGTAGAAATTCGGCATCTTGAAGTAGATAATCATAAAAGATATTGTAAATATTTTAATATAATTGATATTCCTACAGCAGTATTTATAGGCAATAAAGGCAAAGAATTAGAAAGATGTGTGGGAGTTCAACATAAAGATTTTATTATAGAATTAATTAAAAAATATAAAAATTTATGAACACACAAAATTTTAGAACGGGGTGTCTTAAAGATATTCCCGATGGGAATGATTTAAAAATGGGAAGTTATATTATTCCAAAAGAATTGCCAAAATCTATTAATTGGTTTGATATGGCAATTCCTATTTTAAACCAAGAACGCGAACCTGCTTGTGTTGGTTATAGTAGCATTGGTTTAAAAAGAGAACAAGAAAAAATAGAAACAAAGAAAATACTCAATTTTTCAGGACAAGATTTATACGAGAGATGTAAAAAAATTGATGGTATTCCAAACGAAAAAGGAACTTATATTCGTGTTGCAATGAAATTAATGCAAAAAGAAGGCATAAAAGATTCAGAGGGCAATGTTTATAAAATCGGAGCATACACTAAAGTAAAAAATTTAGAAGAATTAAAATATTCTATTGTTGCAAATGGTTTTGCTATAATTGGTATAGAAGTTTTTGATAATTTCTTTACTCCTATAAATGGAGTTATTGATTATAAAGAAGGTTTAAAATCAGAGAAAGGACACGCAATTTTAATTGGTGCTTATGATGATAATATTGAGAGAGTAGTATTTAAAAATACTTTCGGACCAGAATGGGGATTGAATGGATTTGCTTATTTATCTTATAAATATATAGAAAAAGCAATGCACACCGCCTGGACAGCAGTTGATATTAATAATGAATTATCTCCCGCAGTAGGGATTTTAAATATTGGCAAAATCAAATCTGATTTAGCCGAAGTAAATAATAAATAATAATACAAAGTTATGCCAGAAGAAAACAAAGAAATAAAAGTGCCTGCAAAGGTAAAATACAAAGTAAAAATTATTACTGCTAGTAATAAAAAAGACTTTGAGAAAGAAACAAATGACTTTTTAGAAACTATTTCTGATGAACGTAGGTTAAATAGTTCTGTTTTTACTGTTAATGCAAAGACAGGAGAAATGATTCACATTATTAATTATTCAGAGATAAGTCCAATGTCTGCTGAAGAGTGGAAAGAAAAGGAAGAAAAGAAAAAGAAATTTATGAAACCTTTTGTCCCAAACGATTTAATGTCGAGTGGTGAAAAAGTAGAA